GTTAATCGTGCCGATGATGACTTTGCCGAGAAACTTGTTACTTGGGCAGATGTAATTCGTAAAACATTCGCTGACGGTGGTTGTGATGAAGTGATTTCTACTCGCCGTTTAGTGCATATTGTAGAAACATTTGGTATCTTTGGTGATAAGATGAAGGCGATTGGTCTTTGTTTGAATCGCTTTGATGATGATACTAAGGCATCATTCCTTGACTTGTATACCAAAGTTGATGCAGGCGCTTCTGTTGAACAGTTGCTTGCTCCTGAACCTGAACCACAAGTTGAAGTTACCTCTGACGATAGTGAAGAAGAGATTCCATTCTAATTAAATTTCCTTTCGGTACTTTGACCCGGCAAATGTCGGGTCTTTTTTCACTTGTACCTAATAATTGCTTGACTCCGTTAGTGAGTTAGTGTATACTTATAACATATTTGAGAGTTATCTGAATCGCCTCTCAAATGCCTTTCAATTGCGATTCGTTTTTATCATGGAGATATTATGTCTACAAAATCTAAAGTTCTTGCTTACCTTTCTAAAGAAGGTTCTTACAACACATTGACAGCTGCTAAAATGCAATCTGTTTTCGGTGTTGCAAACCCATCCGCAACCATCAATGAGTTGCGTAATGAAGGTCATGCAATCTACTTGAATACCCGTATCAATACGAACGGTGACAAAGTTGCTTTCTATCGCTTGGGTACACCAACTAAGCGTATGGTTGCTGCAGGCATCGCTGCAATTCGTTCACAAGGTGAGCGTGCATTTGCCTAATTTTTCCTAGGAAAAATGCAAGAGGGGAGATATATATTAGTATCTCTCCTTTTTTTTATTATAGAATGGGCATATTATGGAAATACAAGTTAACATTGAAGAACTAAAAAAGAAAAGACTCTTCGTTGCCACACCAATGTATGGTGGAATGAATCATGGTTTATACATGAAGTCATGCCTAGACCTACAAGCAACAATGGGAAGATATGGCGTTGAAACCAAATTCTCTTTCCTTTTCAATGAATCATTGATTACAAGAGCTCGAAACTACCTAGTTGATGAGTTTCTTCGTACAGACTACACACACTTATTGTTTATTGACTCCGACATTCACTTTAACCCACAAGATGTTTTAGCACTTCTTGCTTTGGATAAAGATGTTATTGGTGGTCCGTATCCTAAAAAATCTATGAATTGGGGTAACATCGCACAAGCTGCAAGAACACATCCTGATTTAAATCCTAAAGAACTTGAAAATCTTGTTGGTGAATATGTTTTCAATGTTGTAAAAGGCACACAACAATTCCAAGTAACTGAACCTCTTGAAGTCATGGAGATTGGTACTGGTTATATGTTGGTTAACCGAACTGTGTTTGATAAAATGAAGGATGAATATCCTACTATTCGATACAAACCAGACCATGTTGGTCAAGCCAACTTTGATGGTTCACGATACATTCATGCTTACTTTGATACTGTAATTGACACCAAAGAATCAATCGTTGGTGGTGGTTCTGACCGCTATCTATCAGAAGATTATATGTTCTGTCAAATGTGGCGTAAAATGGGCGGGCAAATTTATTTGTGTCCATGGATGAAAACACAACACATCGGTACTTACGCTTTCACGGGTAATATGCCTGCTGTTGCACAGTACACAGGCAAATTGTAGGAGTTTTTTTATATTATGGATATGAATAAAAACATTGTGAAACACGGTTCATTTACCGAAGACGATTTACAACTTGCAAAATCTTTATTGAATAAAGATGGTTCTCCAGAGTTTTATATACCACATGATGGAACACTACAATCTTTACCTAAAGGTATTGAGTTTGTTTCCACCATGTTGGTAGAAGAATCTACTATTATTAGGAGTGGTGCTGGTAGTAGACAACCTATTAGAAAATCTGGCCGCAATCACAAAAAAGCTGAACTTGCACATAGTATTTCTTTAGGTTGGAAATTAAACTTACGACCAATTTCAGTAATTTATGTAAACGGACAACTAATTGAGTTGAATGGTCGAACAAGATTAATGATTCTATTCGATGAATACAGATACAAAAATGCACTTGTTGATGTGTATAAGTTTGTTGGTGAATATGAAACCAATTCTTCTTTACAAGAAGATGCAATTGAAAATTTTGGATTAAGTGCCAACGAAGATGTTGCTCCAGCTGGTTACAATCTAAAAGAAGATTGGGTACAAATTGGTATAAACAAAATTGCTCGTGGTACATTGAATTCTGATTATGATGCGATTGAATCTTGGTTGCAAAATAATGCTAGAAGTTTTACTAAATCTAAAATCACTACGATGGCATCTACTATTCATCAACAGATGGGTAACACAAATGCTGGATTACAATTAATTGCTTGGAGTGATACTCAAGGTGAAAATTGGTTAAGATTGAATGGTTACTATAACACTAAAGATATTTTATATCATGTAGTTTCATCAGATTTTCCATCAAAAGCTATTTTTAGTTCTGCTGACTTGGCACAAAAAAATCCAGGCAAAGAAATTCGTGTCGTTATACACACAGGAAGATTAGAAGGAAAAGATGCAGGTAAAGCTTTTGTTAAAAAAGTTTTAGGGTTTCAAGATGAGTGGTATTTAAAACTATCACAAACAAGTTTTGGTTTCTTTAGTGGTAAATCTCCTACAGATTCTCCAATTAAACTCTTTGGTTCTTTGCCAGCTAATGTATTTAATTTGTGTGAAGATGACGGTACATTGATTATTTTTGGTCAAAATGACCAACCGATTGTTGATTTTGAAAAGAATCGTGATGCAGCTAATTTAGAATCATTCTTTGAGGTATAAAATGGCGATTACAAGAGATGTTGTTAAAGATTCACAAACTGCAACAACAGGTGGTCGTAAGTTTGATGGTGGTAAACTACAATACGGTTTACTGCCACCACTTGCACTAAAAGCTACAGTTGAAATATTGACCTTTGGTGCAGAGAAGTATGAACCGGATAACTGGAAACATGTTCCAGATTCGAAACGGAGATACTTTGATGCAATGCAAAGGCATTTGTGGGCATGGAAAGAAGGTGAACAAAATGATTCTGAATCAGGTAAAAATCACCTTGCTCATGCTATTTGTTGCCTCATGTTTCTGTATGAACATGATATAATGTATTCTGTTGATGATAAGTCTTAATTATGAAAGGTATTATATGAAATTATCAAATGACACACTATCGGTGTTAAAAAACTTTGGTGCTATTAATCAAGGCATCATGTTTAAGAAAGGTAAGAAACTCAAAACAGTTTCTTCACATAAAAATATTCTTGCTGAGGTAGATATCAAAGAAGATATTCCAGCAGACTTTGGTGTATATGACTTGAATAATTTCTTGTCTGTTGTATCACTACACAAAGATGACCCAACATTTGAGTTTGATGAGAAACATGTTGTCATCGTTGGTAACAAAGGTCGCAGTAAGATTAAATATCGCTTCTGTGAACCCACAATGATTGTTGTTCCGCCTGAGAAACAATTAACAATGCCTGATGCAGAGATTAAGTTTACACTTTCTGCTGAAGACTATGATTGGATTATGCGAGCTGCATCCGTTCTATCATCACCACAAGTTGCTATCGAATCTGATGGCAAGAAAATCAATATCGTAACTATTGATTTGGCAAATGATTCAGCACATACTGATGCACTTGAGATTGGTGAAAGTGATGGAAGTAAATATCGTATGGTATTTAAAACAGAAAATATCAGTAAGATTCTTGCTGGTGGTTATGATGTTGCTATCTCTTCTAAAGGCATCTCTAACTTCAAACACAAAACACAACCACTTCAGTATTGGATTACAACTGAACAAGGTTCTAAGTTTGAGAAGGCGGCTTAATTATGAAATACTCTGATGCATTTCCTGATGATGAAGAACAACCACTTGTTCAAATCGAACAGAAACAACCAGTGTTTCCAAACATAACAAAAGAAGAATACATTGCTGTGTTAGAAACTGAAAGAGAAACTCTTGTGCGATATTATTACAAACCGCATGAAGAAGGTACTGGTCATTTCAATACTGCCGCTGGTGTATTAGAACACCGCATTAATGAGCTCAAAGCTCAACTTTGATTTTTAAATTTATATTATGAGGTATTGTGATGGAACATTTATTATGGACAGAGAAGTATCGTCCTAAAACGGTAGAAGAGTGCATACTGCCTGAGAGGTTGAAACAACCATTTCAGGAGTATGTCAATCAAAAACAAATCCCCAATCTCTTACTGAGTGGTGGTGCAGGCGTTGGTAAAACAACTATTGCAAAGGCTATGTGTAATGAGATTGGTTGCGATTTTCTAGTAATCAATGGTTCTGATGAATCTGGTATCGATACATTCCGTGTTAAGATTAAGAACTATGCATCGTCTATGTCACTAACTGGTGGTCGTAAGGTCATTATTATTGATGAGGCAGATTATCTAAATCCAAATTCAACACAACCTGCGCTTCGTAATGCGATTGAAGAGTTTGCAGGCAACTGTTCGTTCATCTTTACTTGTAATTACAAAACTCGTATCATTGAACCACTTCACAGTCGTTGTGCAGTTATCGATTTCAATTTGAAGAATGGTGAGAAGGCCAAGATGGCATCTGCTTTCTTTAAGAGAATTCAGATGATTTTGCAAAGTGAAAAAGTTGAGTTTGTTGATTCAGTTATTGCAGAATTAATTAAGAAACATTTTCCTGACAATCGCCGTATTCTAAATGAGTTGCAACGATACTCACAGTTTGGAAAGATTGATACAGGTATTCTTTCGCAGATTGGTAATGTACAACTGAGTGAGATTTCTAAACACATCAAAGACAAAGACTTCACCGCAATTCGTAAATGGGTTGGTGGTACAGATATTGATGCGAATGTTTTGTTCCGTCAACTGTATGATGCATTGTATGATGTAATGAAACCTCAATCTATTCCTCAAGCAGTTTTGATTCTTGCAGACTATCAATACAAACAGGCGTTTGTTGCAGACCAAGAAATCAATATGGTTGCGTGTTTGACTGAACTAATGGTGAATTGTGAGTTTGTATGATAGACTTATTCAAACCAACTTTTGATTGGATTCGTGATGATTGGACTAGTAATAAGTTCCGTTTTATTGTTGAGTTGTTTGCTTGGGCTATCAGTATTGGCTGTAGTATTACTATGGCATCCACAGTCCCTAACCCACCTTTACTTGCGTTGTATCCTATTTGGATCTCTGGTTGTGCTATGTACGCTTGGGCTGCTTATACTCGGAAATCATTTGGGATGCTTGCTAACTACATACTGCTGACTACAATTGACACGATTGGTCTGGTGAGAATGTTATGAGTAATCCATTTGATTATCTAAATGCAATTCTTCAAAACAAAAAACAGTTAATTGTTGATGAGATAACCGAAAAAGACTATTCACCATTTATGGTCAATAGAGGACTTTCTTATCACAAAGACTGTATCATGTATGCGAATGAGATGAACAGACGCCACTTCTTGGATAAGAAGTTACAAAATGACTTTTTACTAAATACCGTGCGGTCACAAAAACGGCCGTTTGCGAAGTGGGTAAAGTCTGCAAAAAGTGAAGATTTAACATGTATAAAACAAGTCTTTGGCTTCTCTGATTTAAAAGCATCAGAAGCTGTACGCCTACTCAGTAAAGAACAAATCCAACAACTAAAAGAACAAACCGATATCGGTGGATTGAAGAGGTAATAAAATGGTAGACTTGAATAAGTTTGTTGAGGTAACACTCAACGAACAGGATGACTTTTTAAAAGTTAGGGAGACACTCACCCGAATTGGTGTGTCATCTCGCAAAGAAAAAGTTCTTTACCAATCATGCCACATTTTGCATAAACAAGGTCAGTATTACATTGTACACTTTAAAGAATTATTTGCGTTAGACGGGAAACCATCTAACATCTCAGAGAATGATATTCAACGAAGAAATGCTATTGCAAACTTGTTGGAAGAATGGGGATTAGTAAAGATTATTAACCGCAAATTGTTAGAAGACAATATTGCACCACTACATCAGATTAAGATAATCTCTTTTAAAGAGAAAGATGATTGGGAATTAATTGCTAAATATAACATTGGCAAAAAACTACACGAACATTAAAATGAGATTAAATTATGAAACTTGTGAAATTAAAAAACCGTTACAATGGAGAGATTGTCTATTGTAAAGATATTAATGATGTGACTGCCGAAGGCAATTACACTTTCATTAAAGTATTTAAAGAAGAATTACCTGATAGAATTTATTTGGTCAACAAGGACGCTTATGTCTTGGTGACTAAATAAAACCGTGATGCCTTAGGGGTCACATTTTTATAACTCGCTTAATAGGAGAAAACTATGACATTAGGACACATTTCATTTGGTCCGTTGCACCACTCTACACTCGGCTTTGACCGATTCTTTGATGATGTTGAAAAACTTATGAATGTAGATGTGCAGAAAACTGTATCAAACTTTCCACCACACAACATCGTAAAACTGGACGATACTCATTACATCGTAGAACTTGCCGTTGCAGGATTTTCTAAAGATGAAATTGAAATCTCAGTTGAAGATGGTAAACTAACCGTCAAGGGTGAAAAGGAAGATAAAGAAAGCAAAGTGCAATATCTACACAAAGGTATCGGCACAAGGTCTTTCACAAAGACACTCACCATTGCAGATACAATCGAAGTAAAAGGTGCTGAGTTCAAGGATGGTATTCTAAGTATTGGCTTAGAGAATATTATTCCTGAACATAAGAAACCTCGCAAGATTGAAATTGGTGAAGGTTTGAAGTCATTCAAACCACAACTGCTTCAAGAAGCAGTCTAAACGGTAGGGGTCGCAATGACCCCTATTATTGCCACACCTCTATAGAATTATTTGATATAATATTATTATGAAACCTGATAAAAACTTTAAACTCCCCAAGCAAGTAAAACGAACAATGGCGACCTTGGTCAATACTGTTCAACGAAATGAATACAAGAATCTTATGATTCAAGCTGAACTTCATTCTAAAAAATTAGAAAGACAGTCTAGTAAAAAAGACAAGTCTAAACCGAATGTTGCCGAGTAAATTCGCTAATGCTCATATGAAGGCAGCTGAGGTTTATTCTCAGTTGTCTTCTGCAAAGCGGTTGCAAGTTGGATGTGTTGTCATAAAAGACAACACCATCATTGGCATTGGTTACAATGGAATGCCTAGCGGTTGGACAAATGATTGTGAAAACAAAGTTTATGCAAATGCATGGAGTGTTGACAATCAAGTTTGGGAATATCAAGAAGAAGATAGTGGGCATCCTTACAATCTGAAAACTAAAGCAGAAGTTCTTCATGCTGAAACTAATGCACTCGCCAAGATTGCAAGGTCAACCAATTCAAGTGATGGTGCAACAATGTTTATCACACATGCACCTTGCTTAGATTGTGCAAAGTTAGTTTATCAATCAGGTATTAAATCTGTATATTATCGTAACAGTTATAAGAATACAGATGGGTTAGATTTCTTAAACAAATGTAATGTTGAAGTGACAATGATATGATGTACACAACTAAAGTGGTTGAAATTTGTGAGAACGGTGATGCGATTGTTGAATTGCCAGATGAGTTGGTTAAAGAACTAGATTGGCAGGTTGGCGATACACTTGATTATCAAATGAAAGATAAAGCGGTTTATATAAAAAATCTTAGTAAGGAAAAAAGAGATGCTAGTGCTACCTGATAATATGATTGGTAAACCTATTGGGTTCACCTGTTCAACTTTTGATTTACTTCATGCTGGGCATATTCTAATGCTTGCTGAGTGTAAGACAATCTGTGACTATTTGATTGTCGGTGTCCAGAGTGACCCAACAATTGATAGACCAGATACAAAAAACAAACCTGTTCAATCTGTTGTTGAACGATATGTGCAACTATCTGCTGTTAAATTCGTAGACCAAATCATTGTTTATGATACAGAGAAAGACCTTGAAGATATGTTGATGTTCTTGCCTATTAGTGTTCGTATTATTGGTGAAGAATACAAAGACAAAGATTTCACAGGTAAAGATATTTGCGAAGACCGTGGTATCAAAATTTGGTACAACTCTCGCAATCATCGATTCAGTTCTTCTGAATTGAGAAATAGAACCTATCAGTCTGAATTGAAAAAGAAAGGCTAATCATGTCTAACATGGCACTTGATGTTAAGGTTTTTATTGATGCTTGTGACCAACAACCATCACAAGAAAATGCTCATTTGTATAGAGGTCTAATCGCTGAAGAGTATGAAGAGTTTTGTCAGGCATTAATTATGCGAGATGATGTTGAGCAACTTGATGCTTGTATGGATATGATTTGGGTTATTCTCGGTTACTGTTACATGAAAAACTTTCAAGTATATGGTGCATGGGATGAAGTTGCCAGATCCAATCTAGCAAAGATTGATAGAAAAACTGGTAAAGTTATTAAGAGAGAAGATGGTAAAGTTTTGAAACCTGAAGGTTGGTCACCACCAGACCTTAAAAGTTTTGTTAAGAAATAAAGGAAAATTATGTCAGTAACAATTAAAAATTTAGAAAGTGCTTTGGCTGGTGAGTCAATGGCACATATCAAGTATCGCTACTTTGCTAAGATTGCGATGGAAGAAGGCTTTGAAGATGTTGCAAAACATTTTTGGCACACGGCAGACCAAGAATTACTTCATGCATGGGGTCATCTTGAGTTGTTGATTGGTAAACCATCCACAAAAGAATGTTTGGAAAAAGCCATTGAAGGTGAAACATATGAATTTACTAAAATGTATCCAACAATGATGAATGAAGCAATTGTTGAAGATAATCAACAAGCAGCTTTAGAAGCTCAACATCAAATTGAAGAAAGTAAAGAACACGCAAAACAATTCCGTGCAATTTTACAAAAAGCAGAGAAACGATTTGCGGCTCTCGCTAAAATCGAAAAGCGTCATGCTGAAGCATATCAACAAAAATTGGAGAATCTATAATGGAAACTGAAAATCAATATGTATGTATTGTTTGTGGCCATGTACACCATGAACAAACTGAAGGTAGATGGGAAGATTTACCTGATGACTTTACATGCCCTGAGTGTGGTTGCGGTAAAGAAGATTACGAAAAACTTTAAGGCAATCATCTAACAAAAAGCTTGCACTCTAACATTAGTTATGTTATAATGCATTTATTATGTTATTAATTAAGAAAGACTATATGAACATTCGTGAATTGGCAAAAAAACTCGCAGTAGAATACAAGATGCCTAGAGCAGATAGGTATGATTTGTATTTGCGGGACTTTGACAATAATGTTGAAGTTCTTGGATGGATGCAAGATCCATCCGCAGACATGAACGACTATCGTGGAAGGGAAATGCTTTTCCCGAAACGATGGGTAACTATTGGCGTACTGCCTGCTGGGACACCTGTCAATGTATAGAGTGTCTTATTGTCTAAACGGCTCAACAGGAGTTTCTTTTAGAGAATTTGCTACTCTTAGCGAAGCTGTAGACTTTTCAAATCAACAACCTATTAATTCAGTATTGGAAATTAAATTATATGACAACGAAGCTCGTAACATTCAAAACGAATCATACGATTCTCGCCGGAGTGGACTGCACAAGTGATACAGAAATTGTTATCACTAAACCAGTTCAAGTAGTAGTACAACCAACTAAAGATGGTCCGATGATGGGTTTCGCCCCATTCTTGGATTTTGCAGAAGAGTTTAATACTGGTATCAAACTAGGTATGGAAAATGTATTGTGTATCACTACACCAAGTAGAGACCTTGAAAATCAATACAACAAAATGTTTGGTAGTGGTATCGAAATTGCCTCTACTATTCCAAAAATCTGATATAATATATGAATGAGTAAATACTATACGAATGTTGCCTGTATCGGCAACAACATATTATATCGTGGTGTTAAAGAAGGCAGGCGTGTAAAGTTAAAAGTAGCTTACACGCCTACTTTGTTTTTGCCATCTAAAAAAGAAACTGCCTACAAAACACTTGAGGGTGAATTTCTTGAGCCGATGAAATTCGAATCAGTCAGAGAAGCAAGAGACTTCATTAAAAGATATGATGAAGTAACTAACTTTAAAATCTTTGGCAATTCTTCTTATCAATATGCTTTCATTGCAGATGAATTCAAAGGCATGGTTGATTGGAAGATGGAAGACTTGTCTGTTGCGATACTTGATATCGAAGTCGGTTCAGAGAATGGATTTCCTGATCCATATCTTGCGAATGAACCAATCACAGCGATTGCAATTAAGTATATCAATGGTGCAATGACTGTATTTGCATGTGGTGATTATACTGTGCAAGGTGATGAAGTCTATATCAAGTGTGATGATGAATACAATCTTTGCAAAAAGTTCCTAAGATTTTGGGAAGAGAATTGTCCTGATGCAATTTCAGGCTGGAACATTAAATTCTTTGATATTCCTTATATCGTAAATCGATTCAACAAAATTCTCGGTGAAGACGAAACAAAGAAACTATCTCCTTGGGGTTATATCAACAGTCGCAAAACTGTAATGAACAACCGTGAATTGACTGCATATGATTTTGTCGGTGTATCTACACTAGATTACATTGAGTTATACAGATGGTATGCGCCAGGTGGTAAGTCACAAGAATCATATTCTCTAAACAATATTTGTAATGTCGAACTCGGTGAGAGTAAAATCTCCTATGAAGAGTTTGATAACTTACATCAATTGTATAAATTGAATCATCAAAAGTTTATTGAGTATAACATTAAAGATGTGGAGTTGGTTCTTAAACTTGAACAGAAATTAAAACTGATTGAGTTGGGTCTTACTCTTGCGTATGACACTAAAACAAACTATGAAGATATCTTTGCACAAACAAGAATGTGGGATTCTCTAATTTACAATTATTTGTTTGAGAGAAAGATTATTGTTCCACCAAAAAGTAACAACAGTAAAACTTCTGCGTTTGAAGGTGCATATGTTAAAGAAGTACAAGTCGGTAAACACGATTGGGTTGCTTCTTTTGACTTGAATAGTTTGTATCCGCATTTGATGATGCAGTATAATATTTCACCAGAGACTCTGATTGAAGTTAGTGATTACACCAAAGAAATGCGAGATGTTATTTCTAAAGGTGTTTCGGTCGATAAGATGTTGACACAAGATGTTGATACATCAAGACTAACTGGTGTTACCATTACACCGAATGGCCAATTCTTCTCTACCGACAAACAAGGTTTCTTGCCTAAGATGTTGGAAGAGATGTATGTTGACCGAAGTAAATTCAAAAAACTAATGTTGAAAGCAAAACAAGAGTATGAGAATGAAAAAGACGAATCTAAAAAGAATGAAATCAAAAATCGAATTGCAAGATATGACAATCTACAACTCGCAAAGAAAGTTTCATTAAACTCCGCATACGGTGCTTTAGGTTCACAGTATTTCCGTTTCTATGATTTGAGAATGGCACTTGCAGTCACACTTGCGGGTCAATTATCTATTCGTTGGATTGAAAAACATCTCAATTCTTATATGAATAATTTATTGAAAACGGAAGAAGATTATGTTATCGCCTCAGATACAGATTCGATTTATCTCAAACTTGGTCCACTTGTTGATAAAGTGCATAAAGACAAGACAGATACTAATAAAATTATCACCTTCATGGACCGTGTCTGTGAAGATAAGATTCAACCATCTATTGATGAGAGCTACAAGAATCTTGCTGACTATGTTCATGCGTTTGCCCAAAAAATGCAAATGAAGAGAGAAGCGTTGGCAGATAAAGGTATCTGGACTGCAAAGAAGAGATACATTCTGAATGTGTATAACAACGAAGGTGTTGCATACAATGAACCACAAATGAAAGTTATGGGTCTTGAAATGGTGAAGTCATCTACTCCATCGGCTATCCGTGAGAAGATGAAACAATCAATTAAGATTATGATGCAGGGTACTGAGAGTGATATTCACGAATTCATTGAAGATTTCAAAGTGAATTTTAAGAAACTTCCTGTTGAAGATATTTCTTTTCCGAGAGGTTTGAATGGTCTGAAAGATTATGCCGACTCTGTTATCATGTATAAGAAAGGCACACCAATTCATGTTAAGGGTGCAATTCTATACAATTACTATCTTGTAAAGATGGGACTTGATAAGAAGTATCCAAAAATACAAGAAGGTGAGAAAGTTAAATTTACTTACATCAAACAACCTAATCCTTTCAAAGATATGGTCATTAGTTATCCTGGTAGATTGCCTGTTGAGTTTGGTCTACAAGAATATATTGATTATGATTTACAGTTTGACAAAGCGTTTATCGAACCAATTAAAGTTGTACTAGACTGCATGGGTTGGACTACTGAGAAACAAAACAGTTTGGAGAGTTTCTTTGGCTGATATTAGAGTTATCAGAACAGGCATCAATGTGTCTAAGATTAAATCTCAATTGGAAAAATATAAAGAAGATTGGGGTAATCAAAAACAACTAGATGATACACAACAGTTGGATAACGATGTTTATACTATTAAAGCTGGTGTGTTACAGTTAGTAATGGGTGCAATATCAAAACCAGGAGAGATGGCATACAATACAGAATTGTGTGTTAAAACTCCTGCATATGATAGACACACCGAGATTGTTAATTTTATGAAGAGACATTTTCATTCTCACTCTCGGTGTGGTTTCTTATCTCTGCCTGTTGGTGATATTGTTGGCACACACATCGACCAAGGAACTTATTATCAAACTAAAGACCGATATCATCTATCAATACAAGGTCGATATAAGTATCATTGTGGTGATGATGAAGTTGTTGTTGAGCCAGGAACTCTATTATGGTTTGATAACAAGAAACCACACGGCACAGTAAATGTTGGTGATGAAGTACGAATAACATTTGTTTTTGATGTACCACATAACAAGAGGAATCCATGATACAAGTTTTCTTTCCATTCGTTACAGCGATTGGTTTGTCAGCAGTTGCTGCCTATTATTCAGTAATAGGTCTTGCACAGATATTTCCAGGTTCATTCTGGCCTATTATCATTATGGGTTCGATACTTGAAGCGTCTAAGTTGGTGACAGTATCATGGTTGTATAACAATTGGAAAGAAACTGCAAGAATAATGAAATACTATTTTTTAGTTGCTATCGTTTTATTGATGGCAATTACTAGTATGGGTATTTTTGGTTATCTTTCAAGAGCGCATATTGAATCAAACATTGTAGTCGGCGCAAATTCAACTGAATTAAAAACGATTGAGACACAAGAGAAGATTGCTAAAGAGAGATTAGATTATTTACTTGCAAGGGCAAAAGACCCATCTACTGCAAGCAATAAACTTGACAAACAAATACAAGAAACACAGGCAGAGTTAAAGAAACTATCTACTGAGAAGTTGCCATTACTGAAAGAAGAAAATCAGTTAATGGCAGAAGTAGGTCCAATCAAATACATTGCCGAGATTTTCTATACAAAAGATGACCCAAGCTTCATAGATAAAGCTGTCCGCTTAGTGATATTCATAATTATTATTGTATTTGACCCACTTGCCGTTTTACTATTAATTGCGGCCAATCAAACATATAAAAAACTAAAACAGGAAGAAGACTTACCTCAAATTACTCCTAAGAAGGTAAAGAAGAAGAAAGTGCTTGACAGCGACCCTGTTGTTAGTGTAGAATCCTTTATGGACAACGAGATTATTCCTAAACACAAGATTACCAAAATGGATGGAGGTTCTTTTTAATGAGCAGTTTACTTGACAAACTAAAGAAAAATTCTTCAATTAAAGATAGTGCGATTTTATCTAAGTCGAAATTCTTTACTGAGAAGGATATGGTACCGACAGAGGTGCCAATGATTAATGTTGCACTTAGTGGCAAACTAGATGGTGGAATTATTCCTGGACTCACAATGTGGGCAGGTCCATCTAAACACTTTAAAACGGCATTCAGTCTTCTAATGGCTAAAGCGTACATGGACAAATACAAAGATGCCGTTCTTTTATTCTACGATTCAGAGTTCGGTACTCCTGTAAAATACTTTGAGACATTTCAAATTGATATGGACAGAGTGTTACATACTCCTTTGACTGATATTGAACAATTGAAGTTTGATATTATGCAACAGTTACAAGATGTAAATCGTGGTGATAAATTAATTATTATCCTTGATTCAATTGGTAACTTGGCATCCAAGAAAGAAGTTGAAGATGCACTAGAAGGTAAATCAGTTGCAGATATGTCCCGTGCTAAACAAGTTAAGAGTTTGTTCCGTATGGTAACTCCACACTTGAACATCAAAGACATTTCAATGGTTGTTGTGAATCATACTTACAAAGAGATTGGTATGTTCCCGAAAGATATCGTTGGTGGTGGTACAGGTTCTTATTACTCTGCTGATAACATCTACATTCTCGGCAGACAACAAGAGAAGACTGGTACTGAAATTACTGGTTACAATTTTATCATCAATGTGGAGAAGTCTCG